CTTCAAGTGATAAATTGTTTCCACCACCTGAACCCCACTGCATTTGATTAGTTCCACTGTTATTTTTAAGAGTGCCACCAGCAGAACTTGTTGCTTGAACAATAGGAGTTGTAACACTGGTTGATGCGCTTACAGTAGTAGCATTGATAGTATCGCCACCCTCTACCCTTTGCCAAACTGAGCCATTAAATACTGCCCAATCACCAACACCCCACAATGCTTCACCATTTAAGTTAGTTGAACCAGCAACGCTAACAACATAATAGTCACCTTTTGCTCCAACGCTTGAAGTAAGAGTTGGAGTGTTTGTAGATGCATTCCATGTGCCTTTGTAGTTCAAAGCACCGAGTGCGTTCGTGATGGATGAGACTGTTTTCAACATGATTTAGTCCTTAAATAAATGTTCCGTACAATTGAACTGTATTTGTTGCACCGCCAGATGCACTAGCCACTGTGCAACTGATGATTGTGCCACCTGCATACACTTTGTTTTTCAATGGGGTAGTATTTGGAATAGGTTGAATAATCACAACATCGTCATTTGTATCCAAATTACTTAATGTATTTGCAGGAACAAAGTCAGTTGTTGAAGTACTTTGACCAATGCTAATTGTTGTGGTTGCACCCGCATCAGCGCCAGCAAGTACAACAGCTTTGGTCAAAACTAGTGCTTTGTTTGCTGGCACAGTGAAAAGAGCTGTGTTTCCATTGGTAGCAAACGAAACTGTTGTGCTGCTAATCATTCCAGCACCATTTAGGTAATAGCCGTTTTTCCAATTGCCTGGTGCAATGTTGTCTCTAAAAACATTGTCATGAAAAATGGAAACTATATCTTGCGACCCAGCACTATTTAATGCGGTAGTGGTTACGGCAGTTGGTGCGCTAAACACGTTGTCGTGAACAGTAATGCCGTATTGAGTACCACCACCAGCAAACTGAATAGCAACACCAGTAGACCCACCACAGTCAATAAACTGGTTGTCAGAAATTGACCCATTTAGCATCGTGTTGATCTGAAGGCCAGCAGACAGAATGCCGCAAGTGTCAAACGTGTTGCCGTAAATTGAGGCATTTCTGACTTCAGCCCCTGCTGTGGTAAATCCAATATTGATAGTTTCGCAGGCTTCAAAGTAGTTATTGGAAACAGACAAGCCGTTAATGTTTGTCCAAACCATTGTCTCAGTTGTTCCAACAACCCAATTGCTATTGAAATTGACATCTGAACATTCTTTGTTGCCAATTACTCGAACACCATTAGTTGCGTTCATGTAATTGTCGTTGACCGTAATGTTTCCACGCCTTTCAACATTACTGACACTTTGACCACCAAGATCAACAATAAACGCCCTGCGTCTTGCACCAACAGGGCCAATGCCAACAAAAATGTTGTTGGTGACAGTAATTGTTCTTGCATAAGCAGCGGGCAGTTCAGGCTCAATATCGATAGCGCCTGGCATTGTTGCGTTGGTTGTGTTTAAAAAGTAATTGGCATTAATGTAAAGACCATCAACCGATCCACCAGTAATACCTTGTCGGCAAGTGTTGTTGATTCCATCAAATCGGCAATTTGTAATGCTACTGTTTTGGGCTACATAGTTTGTTGGAACGTTGATACCTGACATTTGTGCGCCAAGAAACACCGCATCACCACGCCAGCCATAAAAGAAACAGTTATCAATAATGATGCTCTCAGTGTGACCGCCAAGAATAATGTGTGATTGTTCATCTGCAAGGGTGTATGCGCCCACAGGTAAATTCATTCTGAACTGCAAATCTTTGAACACTACATTTCTTGTTGGTGTTGCATTGTTGGTGTAGTTTATGGTGAACATACCATCGTAAGCACCTGGTCTTGGATCAGTTCCTGCAATTTGATGAATAATCGCATTCCAACTCTCGCCAATCAACTGTGTGTTGCTTGACAAGTCAACATGAGTAATTTCATAAGTTCCATCAGGAAAATACAAAGTTCCACCAACATTTGCGGCTGCTTGAATTGCGGCAGTGTCATCTGTTACGCCATCACCAACAGCACCAAAGTCTTTGACGCTGACATATTGAGACAATTTAAATTCAACGTTTGTTTGAACTCCACCAATAAATGGAGGATCGTAAACTACACCTTCCGCATTGATAATATTTCCATATCGCTCAGTCGCAGATGGTGCGCTATATACCACACTACCATTCTTGTTTTGCACTTGAATGCTGTAATTGCTGTTAACGTAAATTCTTGCTGGTGTGCCTTGATAAACAGGATAACCCCCACTCGTGCGGATGGGCTGAACAGCTGTGATAGTCAGAGCAGCATCCCAATAGGCAACAATCGGATTTGTAATTGGATTTAGATTGACTGCGCCAATCCAGATGTAACCATCTTCAAGCGGTTGTCCATCAGCATCTGCAAACGCTGGATATGGTGGTTGAACTGATAGTGTTGACATTTATTTATTCCCCAAAGGTTGCAAAGCCTGTCGAACCCTGTTTCTGACTTCACGATTTTTGACGTATTTAGATGCTTCTCTCAAAGCCGTAACTGCTGGCGCTGGTATTCCAGTTAAACCAAAAGTCATTACCGAGTCTAAAGCAACTTGCAAAGCTGATGCTGTATTTGAAAAATTTATTGCGCCAGGTGGTGCTGTGTAAATATCAATGGCTATTTCGCCAAGGTCTCGGATTTGCTGGGCTTGCTTTTTGCCATATAGACCTTCGAGCTTGCCTTCTCTATCCAAAGAACGAATGACGCTGTTTAGTTTGTCAGGTGAAACCAATGCTTGTCCACGTTCATCCCTTTGGGCTGTTGACAAGGATTTATTGATAATGTAACGAATTGTGTTGGACTTCAATTCATTCCATGCTTGCTTACCTTCAGTCCCTGCTGTGAGCAAAGTTTTCCTAACTTTATTCATTTCTTCAAGTGGGGCATTGATAATGATTTTGTCAAAGACATCATCAAAGGCAATAACACGTTCATCCGTGCCTCGCTTGGTTGACAAAAGTTTTGCTGTCAATCCTACGTTTTCAAACTCGTTGGCAAAATCTTGACGCAGTTTACGGGCTGCCTTGTAAGATTCCCCACCTTTGCCTTCAGTTCCAGCATCAATTGCGGAATTGATTTTTCTTGCCATCAAAGACTCACGCCTATTTGTCCAGTCAGTGGCCTCATTGACAAATTGTCTCAGCAATTCAGTATCGTCAATGGATTTGGCTTGTGCAATCAAATTGCCATCTGCATCTTCTACCAATACACCAAGCCTAATTGCTTCTTTGCGAATTGGTGCAACATTTGGCGCAACGCCTTCAAAACGCTGAACATCTGCCGCAGTTGTTGCCAACTCATTCAAAGTAACTGGCTCAAGCATAGAACCATCTTCTCTAGCCTTGGTATAGGCATCACGAATTTTTCTTCTTTGTACTTCTGCTTTATTAACAACGGCTTTATCTACAGCTTTGCCAATATCTCTTGCGTCTGCCAGCAATGGCTCAGTACGGTCAACCATTGCATCAAATTGTTGAATTAAATTTGCTGTTTGATTGCTTACTCGTTCACGCAAAGGTGCGCCAGCCTCACCTAACTTGGCAGTCTCTTTTTCAAACTGTAGGTCTGCAAAATTTCTTGTCCTCTGACCAGCAGTTAATCCAGCAGGGCCTGTAAAACCTAATTGTTCCGCAACCGTTACTCTTTGTAACTCTGCTGGAGTTGCTGCCGCACCTACAGAAACCCTCGCACCAGCCGCTGTTGGGGTTGGTGTGATCTCCATACCCAAAGCCTCACGAACGGCTGTTGTAGCCGCTTGTACAGGCTTTGCAATGGCCTCTCCAGTTGCTTGTGCCGCTTGCCGTGTCGCAGCCGCACCACGCTGGGCTGTTGCCTGAGTAATTGGGGCGGCACTTCTAATTGCTTGTGTGGTTGCAGTAGGTGCTGCAATAGTCGGCAAAACAGGCGGTAAAACTTCACCTAAAAATTGACCAGTAGCCTGCACCATTTCTTGGCCTGCTTCTGTCCTTGGTTGATAAGTTAAAGCCTGCGCTCCTTCTGCTGCGGCTCTTTCAACTGCACGGGCCGCTTGTGGTGTGCCAAACTCACCCGATAAAATTTGCTCTGTCAGACCTTTGCCAGCGCCAATAATTGTCCCTACCGTACCGCCTGTGGCGGCTGTACCCAAAGTCAAGGCGGTTTCACCAGCACCAATCACACGATCTAGAATACTTGGTGCTTTTGGTGCAGGAGCAAGTTGCTGTCGAGTACGAGCAGTGGTTTCTTCTGCTTTTGCAATTTGATAAGCCTGCGCCACAGTATCAAACGCAGGCGTACCACGTTTATCCGAGTTTCTTACAATCCATGCTGCGTATTCGTCTGCGGTTGCCATTTATTGACCTCCAGCCAAAATTGCATCTGCCGCTGATCGAATGTTATTTTGTGCTGCCATTGGTTGCGGGCTTCTAGGTGTTGGGATTTGTTCAACTAATGATGTTTGTGTTCTAGGGTCATATTTTTTCGTTACATCATCAATAATTCGTGTTGAAAAATCATTGAAATTTTCACCTGCTTTTGCCGCATAGTCACCAGCAACAAAAGTATTCTTAGCTCGTGCCAAAGACCCATTATTGTTGGTCAGCCAATCTGTTTTGGCGTTATTGATTGAAGCATCAATGTCTTGTAACTTAGCCATGCCACGCAAAAAGCTCGACAAATCTGAGGCTGATGCGGTCTCGCTTGGGAAACCACGCAATGCCAAGGCAATGTCTCGATCAGTTGCAGGGCCTGGTGGTAAGGATTTTATTGCCGCTGTATTTCTAAGTCGTGTGTATTCTTGGCGCAGTTGTGTCATGCCGCCTTGAAAACCAACACCCCTTTTCAGATAGTCAGATGCACTTGAAAAAACACCATAACCACCACCCTCGGCTTCAAGACGTTTTGCTAGATCATTAAATTGACCAGCAGATTGTTTAGATGTTGCCGCTGAAACAGCAGATTCATTTATCAGTTTCTTTGTATCTGCTGGCACTTCATTTAATTTTTGACCAACAGATGCTAATTTCTCAGCCACAGTTGCGGCAACTTCTTGTGTTTTTAAATTTAGCTGTGCTGAACGATCACTAATTTGGCTTTTCAGATTTTTAACATCCCAATTGCTTTTCTCAAGAATTGCAAGTTGTTGCTGTTCTGCAAACTGTGCCTCTACTTTGGCTTTTTGTGCATCTGCTACTGCTTTGTCTGCATCAGCTTTTGCTCTCTCTGGTGCATTTTTGGCTGTTTGCTGTGCTGTGGTGGCATCTGCAACGGCTTTGTCTGCTTTGGCAATAGCTTCTTTTAATGCGCTTGGCTGGAGGGCTTCTGCCCTTTGTGTTGACAATGTCTTATCAGCATTATCAAGAAAATCTTTACCACCAGGCAATCCAGCAATAGTCAACGCAATCGTTGTCTGCGCTCCTGTTGGGTTGAGTCTAATAAGATTTGAAAGATCATCATAACCCTGCGCTTCTTTTTCTCTGCCAGCATTTCTAAGTGCTGTGGCTTGTTCCTTGAGTTGCATTTCAGCAACTGGCAAATTTCCAGATTTAATGGCTGTGTAAACCTGAGTGCCTTGTCGTAAAGTGTTTTGTTGCTGTTCTTTTGTTTGAGCCTCAAAACCAGACAACACTGTTGCGGCTTGATCTTTAGGCAAAAAGGCAGTAACCCGTGCGTAATCTGTTGCTGTTGCGTTTGGGTTTTTAAATAAATTTGCAAGTTCAGTTTGAGCTGCTTGTGCTTGCTCTAATGCTTTGCGTTCAAGTTCACGCCTTTGCTGTGTTGCTTGTATTTCAGCAACTCCAGCACCAAGTTTGAATCCACCTAAAGCAGATTCAAATGGACTTTGCACATCCACTGTGTAATCAATCGGGCGCACTAAAGGGTTAATCGTTGCCATGTTCTAATCCTTAAAACCCAAGTCCTGGAGTTTTTCCTGCACCATATTGGAAACCTAGCAGTTGACCAGGCAAGTTAAATAATTGTCCATAAGCCCTTGCTTGACCGATCTCACCACCAGCCCGTGCCGCACCCTGTTGAGCAAGTAAATTTGCCACATTTGTGCCAGTAGTTATGCCTTGTGCGCCAACACCAGCGGCAGATGCTTGACCTATTTTTAGCAAATTAGCTTCTGTTTCACGACCAATATCTGAGAAACCACCAAGTCTTCCGTATTGCCGCTCAATTTCCTGTTCCAACATTTGTGGTCTAAATTGAGCCAATGCCGCTTGGATATTGCCACCACGCAATCCACCTGTGGCAGATGCACGTTGCAATAACGCTTCTTCACCAGATCGCACTCTGGCTTGAAAACCACCACCCTGTTCAATTTCTGCAATCGCTGCAGCCTGTCTCTCAGGGCCAAGAACACCCGCTAATGCTTGTTGTTGTTCAAATGCTTTTGGCCCTGCTTCACCATATGCTTGATAACGAGCCATTGCTGGCGCACCAACCTCTACATAGGGTTTCAATATCGCCTGTAAAGCATCAAACTGTCTGCGTTGTTCCTCAATGCCTGCTTGAGCTGCACCAGACTGAATATCTGCCGCTGAACCTGCGGCTTTGGCTTGCATTGAACTTCCGATAAGTTGGCTTCCACCAACGACTAGGGCTGTTATTGGATCAGGCATCGCCAAACTCCTTCATGTAATCTTCAAAAGTTTCGCCATACAAAGCCATCACATGATGACCATATTTTGTGGCATATCCAGCTCCATGAACTAGCGAAACGGTCATTAAAATCAAGTCGTAATATCCAGCTCGCCAAACAAACGATTTGGCATCTGCCTGTTTATTGCGCTCTGCCGTGTCCGAGGCTTGCCACTTGAGAATCATTGTCGCCAGCAAGGGCGTTAAATGGGCGCTGTGGGCAATAAAAAATGTGTTCTGGTGCATACCCACCAATGTATTCCAAATGGTGGCATTGAGGTCTTCTCGTGCCACTTGATCGCCATCGGCAACATCATCAAAGACTTGGATTGCATCAAAGACCATAAGTAGCCACTCTACGGCTGGCGTAGGTAGCATAAAAACCTTTGTCAGGTTTTCTCGCAGTCCATTGGTCATCCAAAACTCCTAGATAGGGTAGGCCGCTGGATGCCAGAACTCAGCGGCTTGATTTTCGCATAAATTGGGAAAAGGTCAATCCTCATATTCTCTGTCTTCCCAAGCCTGACAAACCCGCATATCGTTACAGATAAAGTTCAGCTTTTCGCAATGACCCCTGAATCCTGCACCCTTGTCATAAGCTGCCATTGGGATGCGCTCAATTCTGACTTGGGTCATGAAGCTGTTATCGTAATACTCGCAGTTTGAGCAATGCTTGCGTCTTGCGTCTTTCTCATCGCATTGCATCGCCTCTGCCAAACCAGCGTAAAACTCCTTATTTGCGCCAGGCTCATTGGTTGGCATTTCAGGGCCATAGTTCCAATCAGCAACAGCAACGGCATAGTTCTTTTTATTCTCTGCGTTGGTCAAAAATTCTTCTTCCATCGGCAAGCCATTAAAGCCCCGTGGGATAACCATAAATTCTTTCATTTCTAGCTCCTTTAAGTAATTTCACGCCCACTGGCACGGATGGTTAAAGATGTGGCTGCGCTGGCAATGGTGGATATGAAACTACCAGACTCCAGTGCTTGACCAACCAATTCAGGGAATGTATAGGTCTCATCCGGTGCAATGCTTCGAGTGTCCACAATCAAGTTGGTCGTTCCTGCTGTGCCGCCACTTGTCACCAAGTTAACGCTGATCGTGACATTTCCTGCCGTTGTATTGGTGGCAGTGAATTTGTCAATGATCGCTTTACAGTTCACAGCGGTGTACTGCGTTGTCTGTGTACCTTCAGCCTGTTTTGGTGGTATCAGCACCTTGATTGATACGGTCATTTAATACTCCTTATGTGGCTTCGCCACCACTTGCAATGATTGTGAGGCCAGTTGATGCTGCTTGAATTTGAATAGTATCGCCAGCGTTCAGTACCTCAATGCCGTTGTATTGCAAGGCATTAGCAGTTGGCACAGGCACATCGTATAGAAAAGCATTTCCAGTTCCAGCCGAACCTGCCGATGGCACTAAAAATACACGCACATTGATGTCGGCTGCCGTTGTGTTGGCAATGCTGAATTCTTTGAGCAACGTGCGTGTGTTGGCTGGCACTGTGTAAAGCGTAGTCACACCAGTGGTGATGGCGGCTTGGCCTAATTTAACAGGGGTAATTACATCGAAAGCCATATCAGCACCTGATTAGATCGTACCCTTGGGGTTTGGTTTGCATACGGCAAGATGCCATTTACATCATGCTCCAGTTCGATATTATTACGCACAGGGGCAAGTGCAAGCAAATCTAATGCTTGTGCCAATCTTGGAATGGCATCCAGTGTCTGTTGCACTTTGGCATTCAAGACTGCATCATCATTTGCGGTACTTTGCGCTAAAGCAGAAATCTGCGTCAATGCCTCGTTTGCTGTTGCCGCTGCCGTGTCTGCTTGATACTCAAAGTCAGTCCCGACAATAACCTGAAGTTGGTCAACAGTGGAAAATAGCAATTCAAACTGTCTGATCTGTTGCTGATCGGTCAGAAACTCCGCAAGCTGGTCACGGGTCAGATTTAACTTACGGGAAACAGGTGCGGTTGCCATCAGTATGCCAATGCCTCAATCTGCGCCTCAAGGCGAACATAAGACACATGAGCATCACTATCGCCACGGAAACGCTGTATGCGCCAGTTCCTCATGTGACCCTGCTGAAACCAAGCAAGGCGCTTATTGCGATTGCCAATCGTGCCAACAGAGATAAACTTTTCCTGTGAATAACTCTGTCCATCCAAAGAGTAACTTGTGCTGATTTTTGGGTTTTTGCCCAATGCAATGCTACCCGTTAGACTGACAAGTTCCATCTCGTTAAAGATTGCCCCATTGCTTTCGTTGTAGACAATCAGTGTGCCGAACTCCCAATACACTTGCTGACCCCAATGGTGTCCTGTATCTTGAACCAAGTAACCGATATTGGTGGATTGCGGGTCTCCAACCATCCACTTGTCGTACACCCAAACTAAGTTTCTGGCTCGGTACTGTGCAAATCCAGCAAGGGTTGTGGTCAGGGTGAACCAGACGGGAGTCTGTAATGCCTCAGATGCGGATGCGTCATAAACTATGGTGCGGTCAGGCAAATGCACATAAAGGTGTTGATGACTCTTATCGTTTCTCGCCTCTAACTTAACCAAAGTCAATTGCGCCTCAGTGTATTCAAGCAAAAGATTGTCGATTTCTTGAGTGCTTATTTTTTGTGCAACAGCCGAAGCGCCTACATAGATGCTTGGTGCTTCATTCCTGCCACTTCCTAAAAACGCAATGCGTTCAATAAAAACACAGCAGGCAAATGTCCCAACAACTCCCTTTTGGATTTGTGCGCCATCAATTCGTGCAAATGGGAATAACTCACCACCCACGTTATCGAATACCTCAATCGTATTGCGGTTCAATGCGTATATTTCGTTTCGTAACTTCAACAGCGCAACCACTGGGTCGGGGTCAACTTCAGAACTACCATATTTCAAAGGATTGACTTGTGTTGGGTCTGTCAGTTCTGTGACGATCAAAAACTCGCCATCTGTGGTCATAAAGTAACCATCAACCCAAACCACATCTAGCACCACGCCCAAGTCAGGGTCAGTCACTTGCGTCAGAGTTGTGCCATTCCAGTAATACAAGCGCCCACCGGATGCAATCGCAAGTAAGTCAAAACTGTAATCAAAAGTCACTAGTTGATTTGTTGGCCCACCAACATCACCAAGCACAGTCACTGTGCCTGCGCTGTCAATCTCAACCAACTTTGAACCCATGACTCGATATAGGTTGCTTTGCCAGTTGATGCCGCCACGATCAATGCCTGGCCCTGTGCCGTTGGAAACAATCCCATCGCCTGGTCGCAGAAACCCATTACTGATGCCTGACTGTTTTGGCACAGGCACAAGATTCACTGGGTAACTGGTACGCAGTTCAGGGGTGCTGTCGGTAAAAATGCCGTTCAGAATAGGTATTTGCATCACTTGGCCTTGTTGCGTTCAGAGATGCGTTTTGCCTTGGCTTTGGCATCTGCTTTTGATGATGCGCCCCAAGCCCTCAGACTTAACAGCAAACGTGTGGGTTCACCGTCTTTGTATTCAGGGCCAGCGTTGCCAGCCATACGAGCCAAGAACGATGCTCTGCGAGGATTGTCACCAGACTTGACAGGTGGCTTTAGGTTCATGCCCTCGGCCTTTGCCGAAGCCCTTCCCTTGGCGTTCAAGCCGCCTTTTGGGTTTTGACCTTCTTTTCGTGCATAAGCTGGGCTTTTCATCTGAACCCCTTGATCTTTTCTGCAATCTTTTTAGGCTGCTTGGCAAACTGCTTGCCAGCCTTAGTAGCCTCACGCTTTGCCCGTGTGGTTGCCGCATACTCAGCCGCAGTCAGGGCTTTTATCGCCTTCTCAGGCAGATACCTCTCGCCTGTTTCAGACGATGGCTTTCCAGACTTGGTGCGCCAGTTTTGGCTTGACCAATCTTTGAGGCTTTTTTGTGG